GCTGAGTAATCGCCCGTGTTGGTCGCTGCTGAGTAATCGCCCGTGTTGGTCGCTGCTGATTTATAGCCCGTGTTGGTCGCTGCTGAGTAATCGCCCGTGTTGGTCGCTGGCGCATCCTTGAAATTCACCTTACTCAATATAAACTTTGCGGCAGCGCCGCAAAGTGCAGAAAGGCTTATTTCCGCATGAATGAATAATTTGGAAACGGCAACCTTACTATCCCCACCCTTATTTTTTAACGCCTCGCCACGACCCTGAACAGTAGCATATTTCGACATACCCTTTTCAGTGCTTGGAGGATAATATTCAAATACATCAAGTGGATGCTCACAAAAATGCAAGCCGCCTTCTGTTTGTGGATTGTCAGGGCATACCTTAAGCTTCTTGCCAGCTTCCATTTCATGCAATTCCCCGATTGCATATTGCATATCGCGGCACTTAAAGCCAGGTAAGAAACCTTTGTACCCCTCAATGATCAGTGATTCGTTGATAATGGACCAAAACCTTTCGGGAAGATGTACATTTTCAGATTCCACCGCGCTCATGAAAAGCGGTGCAATATCTTTCGGATCATAACCAGCAATACCGCAACCTATTTCAGTTACCAGGAACTGGTACTGAGGGAAATCGTTAGCAAACGAAATGAACTGTTCAACATGCAGCTTGATCTCATCAAGTGTTAATGTACGTTCAGCATGTTCGCTTTTTGTGGGTATTGCATAGGAATTACCATGTATGCCAATCCCCTGGCCTTCAATTGCTCCGAATTTTTCAGCTGCGAGTAAAGCTGCTCCCCCTGCATGCGTCCCGGAGAGATTTGAACCGAATACGAAAATTTCGTTCGGCTTTAATGACTTGATGTTGTTTGAAGTTGTCCTCATAAAATAATTTGAATGTTGAGCGATTAAAAAATATTTACTTGATAATTCCTTTTTCCTTTAAGGCAAAGAAGCAACGGGCGCAAGCTTTCACGTCCGCAAGGGCATCATGCGCATTTTCAAAGTCTTCATTGAAAAGCTTCATGTGTAGCTCGCTAAGCTTTGGCCATTTGAATTTGTTGAAATTGCCGGGTAGCTGGCAGAAATCGGTACTGGCGTCTTTAGTGCAGAGCATCTTTGGTTTACTCCCCCAATTGACGCCTGCACGGATCATTTCAGCGCCAATGACATTGTAGTCATAGCTCATATTGTGTGATACAAGCGTATGGCATGTATTACAGGCTGAAAGAAACAATTCTAATGATGTCAGGATTGGACGCCCTTCCTTTTCGTTCTTTTCGGTATTGTAACCGTTGTCGATCCAAAACTTTTCTACCGGTATGGTCCAGCCATCAGGCTTAATCAAATCACAAATAGAAAATTTAAAATTTCCAGCATCGTCATATACTGCAAAGGCAAGCTGAATAATCCGCGGCCAGTTGCTCAGGTCAGACATAGGTGCTCTCCAGTTCTTAGGGAGGCCGGTTGTTTCCGTGTCAAAAAATAAGATATCCATAATTAAGCGTTTACGGGTTTAAGAATAGATACCAGTTTTTCAGCGTTAGCATTGATGGCCAGAGCAGCTACCAAAGGATTTTCGGGATTGATAATATGGATGGCATTCCATAAAGCCGGTAGTGCTTTATGCTGTAATGCCAATTGTGCATAAAGCAATTGTTGAGTCAGTAAAGCTTGCTCAACTGCTTCGTGGCGGCCGTTGTCTTCATCGGATATATGAGATATTTTATCCCACATCTCCGTTACTTGACGGTCAACATTGGTTTTATTTAAAAGTTTGTGCATCAGTCGTTAGTTTTTGATTGTGAACTATTTTGTTTTTAAGTTCTTTCAGATTTTTAAGTGACATTGGACCATTAGGGAATAACTGTTTTCTTTCTTCATCAGACAGCGGCTTCAAATTGTCATTACCAACCCGCTTGGTCTGTTTAGGCTTTGACACTTTCATTTTCAGCCAATTTGAGTAAATGAAACAGGTTCCGGAACTCGATATAGATCATGAATTGCTCTACCAGATAATGCAGGTATTCATTCATGGTCAGGTATGCAAGGCAGGTAATCGGATCATGGTAAACGATATCGATCCCCTCCAGATAGCAAATGCCATCTTCTGCAGCCTTGAGTTCTTTAAAGCGTTTCACCTCGAAAATGTCAAAATGAAAAACCTTTAAGCCAATAATATCGAGGTAGAACATCCACTGGCAACTGTCGGTATAGTCCGTAAGATCACTCGGGGCGCGGTACTTTGTTTTTGCATCCCGGATGTGCTTGCCTTCAATGCTATCGATGCGGCCGGTTACCTTCACCTCATATTTTTTAGTACGATAGATCTTGCCTACGGGTATTTCATATACCAACAGTGGGTGTTGATTGCGGAATGACAGTGCTTTTTCGGCACAGGCAGAGGGAAAGGCTATATTTTCACTCACCAACCACAATTTGTTATCCTTCTTAACCGGTGTTGCACTGGAAGGATCTTCTATGATTTTATGGAAGGCGCTCCCAGTCTTGGTTTTATCGTTACCCTCAAAGGTTCCTGAGAGGGTTTCGATCAGTGCCGCTTCGGTATCGTATGAAGAAGTATCCGCCATATAGCGGCGGAACTTCTCCAACGTTGTTACAGATATCCTATACATGAGCTGATTCCTCTTTTACTTTTGATTTAGAATCTTTTTTCTCGTCTTTTTTCGCATTCTTATTATCGGCAGGCTCCGCAGGGGCTTCAAATTGCTTGGTGCTTTCGTTCGGTGTCCACTTGTTTGCCTTTGCTGTTTCAGAGACAAGCTTGCGAAGAGGAGTTTTGAGGTAATCAGGCAGTTCATTCACCTCGCCAAATACGGTATTAAATACGGCCACCTCTTTACACTCTTTTATTTCATTGGTAAAGCGATCACCAAGCAATTGAACCAAAGGCAGGCGTAAGTAATCCGGAAGTTCATTAATAACAGTAAGCAGATCGTTTAACTCTACAGTCGGGCATTCAGCTATTTGATGCTGGTACTGTTCTGATTTTTCCAGGGCTTCCCGCTGCTCTTCGCTCATGGCTGCAATTGCTTCCCGCACATCGTTCACAAGCTTTGCTCCGAACGTCCTGAATTCTGCAGAAGCTTTGTCAGGAATGGTTATTTCAGAAAGGCAGGCAACGTTTTTACCAACTGTTGTATCGGAAGGCTCAAAGGATATAACCCTTTTGCCGCCCTTTATAGAAACATATCCCACCTGGTCAGCGATACGGAGCAGGAGTTGGTAGCTCTGGCCGGTAACATCGGGGATATTCTTTTTAGTGTCTTCGTCTTTTTTCGCGTGTGCAATGATTACGATCGCAGCATTTTCACTACGGCGGTTATTGATGAACATTTTGAAATTGTCACCGATGGCGCCGTACATGCCCAACTTATTTGTCTTGAGCTTGTAATCTTGCTGCACCACCCAGGACATCAGGTAATCATCGAGCGCGGCCTTGGCGGTATCAATACCGATCGTTGCGTAATTTCTGAACGTGCCGGCGGCTTCTTCGGCAAGCACTTCATCCCAATTGTTGATTGGCAATGTGTCCTTTCTCAAGATGGAACGATCCACGCCGCGATCGAAATCCATAAGCAATGGATTTTCGCAAGTGTTGAATAATGACGTTTTACAAACGCCTGGTTCGCCGTAAATAACTATTACTGGCTGTCTTTTTGGTAGCGGCTCATGCGCTTTGATAACTGGCATAAAATTTAATTTTTACTGGTTAAGAGATTTGATTTATTTTTTGTTTTTGAAAACGGTTTTGATTCCTGGTGCTTTCACAAGGCGAAGAGTTAAGCGATAGACCTTATGCTTACTTACAACTTCATCATAGTTCTCTAAGGCCCTTTCCAGTTCGCATTTTGTGTCCCATACACCAGCTGCTTGGGAGTTGTATGCAAGTTTCAGGTCCGGGTCTTTCATTTGACACTCTGATAGCTGCAGGCGTGCGTGGGCATGTTTGAGATCCTTTATTCTCGATAAGAGATATTCCTTGTGCGGATCCTGTTTTTTTTGTTGTGCCATTTTGCAGGTTGTTTAGATTTATTAAAAATTTGAAAAACTCTTTTTGTTTGGTCTGTCGCTTATTCATATCTGCTCTCTTTTATTACCCCGATGAATATGGTTAGTAAAAGCACAGCCAATAAGATGTAACCCATCGGCTGGTGATGATATAGCCAACTCATAAGTAAGCGGCTTCTGTTTGGTGATTAAAAGGGTGAGAGCGGTTCTCACGCTTGTTGATGATCTGCGTGAGATACCTTTCGATATGGCTGCTACTGAGACCGGCGAGATAGACTTCAAATGTTATTTCGGCAGATTCATCCAGGCTCAGACAAATTGTTACATTGCCATTACTGTCGGAAAGTTGTTCTTTGAGTTCAGAATAACTAACTGTTTTGATGAGGTATTCCGATTCTATATCGGTGGGAGCGCCCGGGGTGTAACATGAACAAACGAATTCGCTGTTCTTTTTCTCGTGATAGAAATCTACTATCACTTTTGAAGTTTCGTAATTGTTGACTAAATTTGCCATCGGTTTCAGTATTTATACTGGTTAAGAAAATCAGCCCTCACGCCAGCGGGGGCTTTTTTATTTTTTATTCTTTTTTATAATTGTGCTCAACCGCTTTGTATGAAGGTTGGCCCGCTGCTCAGGAGAAAGCCCCCGACGGGGAGGAACTGGAGTGGTTAAGTTCTCCAGTTCCTTTCTCAAACCTGTAGCACGTTGAAGCCCGGCTTTGAAATAAGCCTCCAGGCTAATGACCTCATTTAATATCTTGCTCTGATGTTGCATTTGTTAAAATGTCCGCATTGTTGATATAGCAAAGAAGGGTACCGCATAAGCGCCCGCAAAACCTATCACGAGTACTATTTCGATTATTAATTTGCAAGTCCGACTTCTGTTAAAATTGTTTTTCATGACTATGTGTTTTGGTGATTTGGCACGATTGATGGTTTAGGCAACAGGAATGTTTAATAACTCCTTCATATCGTTTAAAAGCCTTTCTGCGACAATGGTCATTTTTGCCTGTCCGTTGAGATATCTGTCGACTGTAGCGAGAGACGTGTTGTTATCAACAGCCCACTGCATGCGCATAGCTTTTGTGATTTGCGGAGCTAATTCCCTCAGATCCTTATTTAGCTTGGTAAGCTTTTCTGCTATTGTTTCCATTTTAAAAATGTTTTATCTTCGTTTGTATTACTTAGTGTTTTACAAATTGCAGTACAAATATTTGGAGAATTCTACAATTCTCCAAATAAAAATGTATTTTTTTACAAAATTATTATTTAATAACGCGTAAATGTCTAAAAAAGATTACACTGGAGACGGTCTTGTTTTTTATGAACTTGTAAAAAAGAGCCGTAAAACTATTGGTCAGGTGCAGAAAGAGTTGGAGATTTCCAACGGCACTTTATACAATTATTACGAATCGGAGGTGCTTTCTGAGGATATTAAAAAGCAAATTAGAGCCTGGGCAATAGAAAATATTGAATCTTCGATTGGAGAAATATTTTTGCCGAATGGAGAAAAATCCAAATTAAAAAGGAAAGTACCGGTGATCGGCGAAGGTGCTGCGGGCGATATGCAGATTTATACCAACGAGAATCAGGACCTCGAATACATTGATGTAGGTGATCTATTACGTGACTCTGAGGCGGCATTTACCGTATACGGCAATTCAATGACACCCAACTACCCCAGCGGATGCATACTAGGTATAAAGCGCAACTATGATGGTTTTATACAGCCAGGCGAAACGTATTTGCTTGTAACAAAAAGTAGTAGACTTTTTAAAAGATTATACTACCTAGACGATAAAACGGGCTACGAATGTGTTTCCGATAACATGATGATCTACGAATCCGGGCAAAAGAAGGGACAATACATTTATCCTATTTTCCCTGTGAAGTTTGAAGATGTGATCAGTATATATGATGTTACTGGCATGATTAGGCGAAATAGAAACAGCGATATTATACAAAGACAGAAATAAGCTTAAACTGCGTCAAAATTGAAAATTTTGACAAAGAGACTTGTTTACTCTCTTATACTCTCTTTTATATCTATTATGCGGATTGTTCCGCGGAAATTAATGATTTATACACGGAAAAATTCTCGCGATGGAAAAAAAAGAACATACCGAAGATGTCAGAAAAAGGTTTGTAAAAGCCCTTAAAAAGCTAAATGTCGACATAGATGATTCAACATTTGCGAAGCGAGTGGGTATCTACCAACAAAATGTTTCTAAAATAAAAAATGGCCAGCGCTATCCTACAGTAGAAACCTTAGTGAATTTGTGTGTGGAGTTCGGGGTGAATCCGGCGTGGATACTGCTAGGGCGTGGAGATATGTTTGTAAAAGACAGTTCTTTAGAGAAAAGCGCCTTAGACCGATTGAACCGTTTGGAAAAAACTGTAAAAGAGATGAACGCCGGAAAGCTTAAAAAGAGCGCTTAGACAGCTTTTTTGAATCGTTAACAGAAAAGCTAACATTTTTATCTTTCTGAAGGCCAATACCAAATAATTAAAATCATTATAACTGCTACAGAATTGAGATCCGGAATTTGCGATCGATGCTGCCAACGATTGTGGTTCTGAGGGTCGCGGGTTCGACCCCCGTCATCCTCCCTACACCGGAAAGCATTGTAGCAAAGGCTTTCCGGTGTTTTTTAAAATTCTCAAACCTGTAGCGATTAGTTAAAACACTAACAAAATCGCTAACAGATGAAGATCAGGTTATTAAACGGCTGCAGTTGCAGCGAACCCGGGGTATATCCTAAAACCTGGGAAAGAAGTAATGCGTCCATTAAAAAAAACTGGTATATCCATTACCGGTTTTATGATCCGCTCTTTGCCGAAAGCTATCCAAATGGCTACCAGGTACAGGTAAAGGGCATGAATATTTATAAATCTTTAGCCGAACGGCAGGATGCCACAAAGGAATTATTGGCCGGTGAACTCAAACTGCTGAAAGAACAGGCTTATAATCCAATTCCTGGCCAAGCTTCCGAACACTCCGATATAGAAGAGCTTTCGGGCGATTACCCCATTCCTCCTGACACGGGATTGACAAAAGCACTTGAAAGAGGACTGGAACGCCTTGATATAGTAAAATCCTTTAAGGATGATTTGCTATCTAACCTGAAGTTTATAAAACCTGCCATTGAGCAACTCCGGATGCAGGATCTACCTGTAAAAGATGTACGGCGCCGGCATATAGTCATGATTCTGGACCGGTGCGGTAAAAACAAAGATATTTGGACAGCAGCCACTTATAACCGGTATCGTAGGAATTTAAGTTGCATATTCCGGGAACTTGTCAAAATTGAAGCAATTGAGCACAATCCGATAGATGAATACCTCGAGCAGAAAAAACGAACAGAAACCATAAAGGAAATCCTTACAGCCGATGAAATTGAGTTAATTAACACAAAGCTCCGGGAACTGAACTTTCCCTTTTGGCGGTTCATACATATTTTTTGCAATTCAGGCGCTAGGACTACCGAGATCATGAAGGTAAAATTGTCTGAGATAGATCTTAACCGGCAAATGGTACGGTACACTATCAAAAAAGGTAAAAAAATAAGAATCGTTGAGCGCCCGATAAAAGATGAGGTTTTTTACCTGTGGGAGCAGTTGGCAGTTGAAGCAAAGAAAATCGGAGACAACTGCTATCTTTTTTCTGAGGGATTACGCCCCGGAGAGAATCTTATCCGGACAGACCAGATCAAACGGCGCTGGCGTACATGGGTGCAACTTGGATTAAAAATAAAAAAGACCTGGTATTCCCTTAAACACCTCAACACTGATAAAATGGATGAGCTGTACGGTAATGATATTGCGGCTCATTTGAACCAGCATGATAAAAAAATGGTAGAAGATCACTATGCGGTAGGAAATAAAGCACGAAAGAACGAAGTACTTAAGCGGGCCCCGAATCCTCTGGACATTAAGAAAATAGAAAAGGATGCCATTGTCGGCATCCAGTAAGTTTCTTCTCCCACAATGTCAAAGAGCTTTCCCACCCCCCCACGGTTGGGAACAGAGGTTATATCATCAGTGAGACTTCTTAGGCACTGTCTTTTTCTTATGAACGAGCACGGGCCTATTTACCTTATTGACAGTATAAAAATGATTGAGATCATCCTGTATGCGGCTTAGCCAGCTTAAAGTGTAAACTGCATTCTTCGGCCGGCCTTGTATCTTATTCAAACAGTCTTGTATGTTGAATAGGGCTATTTTTGCCTGTATATAGCGAGTGGCCGCACTGTCGTACTTCGCTTTCCAGTAAGAGGTACTATCTTGGCCGCGGGCTGCAAATGATACCAGGATCAATGAAAGTAAAAATGATTTTCTCATATAGTTGGATTGTTTAAGGCCTCAATAGTTGCGTCGTCCATTACCCCCGTTTGAGGTACACCGGCGGCGGCTTGTGTTAGCTGTATTGCAGTGGGCACACCTTTTAATACTGCCATATCGAATGTTTCAGCTGCTTCGGTAACATCGTTAATTTCATCCCCACGAATAGGATTCCAAAAATCTGCCCGGTAGAAATCAATCATGTCCTGTGTTAGCTCAGGGAATATTTTACCATAAACATAGGTTTGTGTTGTCAGAAATGCCCAAATAGGTAGTTTAGGGAAATTCTTTTGAGTAGCGCCGCAATATGTCCCTAATGGAGCACCCTCATTACCGGCATCGTTTGGATCTTGTTGCCAGCCGCCCTCGTGTGTTTTTGTTAATGGGAATACGACTTGTAAATCGGCCATTGTAAAATTTTGAAATCTCACCGGCATTGCTACCGGTGAGATTGTGATTTAATTAACCCAAAGCGTTGGGTTATCATTATGCTGCATTCAGCCATTCTTTGATACCCAAATAGATTTGGTATTCAACAGCGGTGAGTTTGCTGTTGTTGAGATCTGAGAGCACCAGGAGACAGATGTCACGAACAATACCTTTATTCAGCCCGCTCTGGCTCTGAATATCGGTCGCCAACACCTCAAGTTTTCCTTGTAAAGTTGTCTGAGCATTCACATCGTTGAGGATCTTAGTCCCAACTAATGTATCGGCGATGGCCTTTGTCAGAAAATTTTCTATTTGAGGTATTTCTGAAATCACCTCTGCAGGTAGGATTGTCGACAATACCAAGGGCGTGCCTGGACTCTCCAGTACCTTTAAAAATCCCTGTTCGAAGGCGAGTATCGCCCCGGCGTGTGCATCAAGGTATAACATACCTGCACCTATTTTTATTTCAATTTTTCCGAGGACTGCGTTAACCTCGTTTTTGAACTTTGACATAATTTATGTTTTTGGTTAATGAATACTATTTGTTCCTTCTTTTGTGATCGAGGTAATGCAGATAGCAACAAAGGGCTACGGCTAATAAGATCACGGCTGTTACGATATATGGATTCATTATAAAACAGATTGAGCGATCGGCGCATGAGTGCCATTCTGTACCGCCTGGTTAAGGATAGCTGCCTTGACTTCATCCGGTACAAGGTTTGGATCCGTTGAAGGCAACTTTGCAACTATACCGCTGCCGGTAAGAAGTGCACTAATAGCTGTAGTAATCACTACAAACTTTGCATGTTGCGGAGCTGTCATAAATGAGAAAAACCCACTTTGGTCTAAAGCGATTGCAGTGGCCCATAAAGAAGCAGCAACACCTCCTATCCATTGTATTTTTATAGCCCATTTCGGCGATTTGCTCGTAAACCGCTTTAGCCAATATCTGATGCCGGTATAACAAATTTTTTGTTCGATCTGATTCATATTAAGCTGCTTTATTTAGTTTGTAAACTTTATCGTAAATGTCTTTTATCTGCTCGGAGTGTTGCTCGATCTGTATCTTGTGTTCCATGTTTAGGCCGTACATCTCTCTGAGGGTGTGGTTTAGGTTCTTAATGTAACCAATACCTACGCCAAGCAGTACGAGAAATATACCACCCATGAAAGTGAGAATGGATCCGACTATTATATTGAACATGGCTGTTTTCGTTTGGGTGATTACTGTTTGTTTAAAAGAAAGTAGTTGGCGCCATCATAAAAGATCGCGGCGCTCTTATATGGAGTGCCGGTAAAGTGGTAAACAGAAGCGCCGTTAATACTCCCTGCATCCGGAATGAAGTTTACAGTATCAGTTGTCGATGCATCCTGCGATGTAAACAACATGATCTGCCCAGCGCTATAATTCGCGTGGTGCAGTACTATAGTATCATGTGAGTCTGCTACCGTTAACACTCCCAGGTAATGGCCATTGAAAGTGTAATTTCTTGCGGAGACATGTTCAGTGTCTGCCAGGCGCGGTACAAACGTTGCATAAGCCGCATGTTGTGTTTCCAATGTGTGGATCGTATCAGTGCTGGTCTGCTGCCGGTGTAGTGATATAGGATCTGTCTGTGCGGATGCTGAGGCGGCAAACATCGTTGCGGCAATCAGTAAAAAGAGTAGTTTTTTCATTTTGCTTTTGTTGATTTTATGATTATTAAAAAGGTTACTGATTTGGTGAAAACGTTTGTTGTTAATTTAATTGAACTAAAAGTCCTGAATTATAAGTGACAGTACCCGTAATGGTATATGTGATTGTCATTAGCGTGGATGCTGGTATATACAAACTCATAGGCGCATATGGAACCGGTTTCTGTGCTGAAAAAGCCGCGGTCGTTTGCCCCTGAGGGTAAAACGTCAATGTTTGAGAATTAGATGTTTCATCTATGTAGGTAATAGTAACAGTTAAGGTGCCACCGGTGACAGCTGTTAGATTAGCAACCGGTGCTATTAAATATTCACCAGCGATTGTAGAGTTAATTGAATAGGTGGAATTTCCAGTGACTCCTGATTCCCTGCCGGAATAAATCGTCTGAGCACATTTATTTATTGCTGCCTTTAACGAATTTGCTGTGTCTATTACCTGAATACTATCAGCAAGAACACCACCTATAGAGGGGAATTTTGTTGTAGAGGTAATGCCATTCCCACCACTCCAGGTTACAGTATGATATGTTCCTCCGAACAGGACTTGAAAAAAGGGAGTGCGTTGATTGTAACATTGAAATACAAAACTTTGATTCCCGTATGGGTCTTGTATACCCATCAGAGTACCGGTATCGGCATTATTGTCTGCGAAGAAATCAGGCCATTGGGCAGACACTATATAAGGAATATCAGCCCGGATCGCTAAATCAGAATCAACCACGGCCAAACTATCTGCCAGTATGTAGGAATAAGCTTGTGGACGCCAATTATAATTACCCATTACATACGGAGGTAAAAACGAACACATATTATTTGACATGTCTTGGAAGAAAAACCCTTCACCTTTTGCGCCGATACCTATAATGTCACCGGTAGATGTATTTCTAAAAAAAATATTGTGGTCATCACCGTAAAGTGTGTTGCTGCCGTTGACAAAAAACAATCCGCCACCGTCACCCGATAGATTAGCCTGGTATGCGGTATTTCCTGAGCCTATTGACAAAATAATAGGCGTAGTCGAAGTGTTGCCATTGAAAAGTGTTTGGTCTAAAGTCTGAGAGCCGCCGCCTATATTAGGAGATATCCAGTGAGCACCATCATAGTAAAACAGATAGCCATCCTGAACTACGATCGTACCGGTGTCAAGTAACTCCGGGCTTGGAAACAGATTCCACAATGCTGCTGCACGGGTTGTGTCGGTACCTGTCTTAATTGAAATAACGGCCTGCACCATGCCGTTAAACTTATTGTTTGAACTTGCATTGCCTGCACCATTGGGAGGAAACGTCTGCTGTCCGTAAGCAATGAGCCCGGAGATTAGTAAAAGTGTTGTTAGTAGTGTTTTCATTATTTTAGTTGTTTGATATTAAAGTCAATCCCTTTGCATTTGCAACAAAAGTGTATGGATATTGTAAGCTTGGTAATAATGGTGTATAAGTGTCTCCGGCTTCCTGCTCAGTGCCAGAGTCCACCACGTGCCCGTCAGCTGTGAATAATACCCAGTTATAAGTTCTGGTAGTATTCCAGTCATCAAAAACACAGGTAACATTTAGCTGAGCTGCAATGAGTCCTGTATTCGTCCATGGTGTAGGTTGAATGCTTTTCATATTTTTCAGTTTAGTATTCTTCCAAATAAAATTTTATCAGACCTATAGCGATAGCACTGGCCACGCTACCGGTATTCACCCATAAGTATGGTTGCATTGCTGTTCCCGCCGCCGGTGCTTTTGCACTGTTGAAAGTTGTGTAACTGGTTATACTGGTTTTGGTGATCACCTCGAGGCATACATAAGTTGTAGTGGTATTCGGTGGTAAATAAGCCCCAACCCTATAAACATTATTAGCGTTTGGTTTTACACCTGTAAACACTTTTGTTGCAGTTCCTGATGAACCATTGAAGTAAATAGAAAGTGCCGTGTCTCCGGCATCCTTACCTACACCTACAGTATTTGTTAGTGCACTTGGATCGGCGCTTGCTGTAGGCACACCGCCGCTACCGGCCCAAAACCCAACAAAAACCCGCTGCGTGCTCAAGTAGGTGGGGAACCCGAAAGTAATTACCAGATCTCCACCGGCACAATAGGCGGCATTGCCGGTTAAAACACTTTCGGTAAAAGTATTTTCATACCAGGCTGCAGATATATTCGCTGTTGATGCGGTAGTTTGCTTCAGATAGTTGTAATTCGGTAACGCGTTTACAGCGTCATAGGCCTTTTGCACACTGGCAGTAGTAGTGATATTTGTAAAGTTGCTACTGAAAACACCATCTTCATAAAGGCCTGAGTGATACATTTCCACCCTACTAATTTGTTTTTCGGCAAATGACGGCTGCAAACGGTATTCATTGCCTACGCTTGGCACTATGTGAATTTCATCACGGCCGCCCATATTGTTTGCATACATCACTAAGTGGCCAGCGCTTGGCATACTTGGGCTCGTTGATGTGCTGATCATTAGGATGGAACTATCGGTAGGATTTCCGCTACCGGTAACTGTGTATATACCGGACACGCCATAAGACCATATATTGGTTCCGGCAACAATATTTGTTACAGCTGAGGTGATGTAGCCTTTATTATACATGAAAGACCGCGTCACGATATCGAAACCTGTATCAATAAATGGTATGAGCTTTGTAGTATCTGCAGTTACTGTTACTGTACTTGTGCCAGAAACGCTCATACCATATCCTGGCTTGACAGATACAACGGCAGCTATCAGGTAATTTTGTGCCAACATTCTACTCCATATAGCTGCTGCAGTGTCGGCGATATTCACGTTTAAATTGTACCTGGTAGCAGCTGCCGTATCACCGACAGCGTAACTAAATGCATAGTTGAGTAGCAACGTATTCACCCATCCCTGAAGCGTCACGGCGGTATCGTGCACAGCTACTGTAGTTGCGTAACCTTGGCTATTCAAGTAAGCATAAGTGACAAGGAAGGTAGATGTATCCCCGAATGTTAGAAACTTGAGTAAGCTCCAGTTTTTTATACTGTCTGCAGTATCTGCCAGTTGAGAAAGCGAAACATTATATTGAGCCAACGCAACCTGTTGCCACGCGGCACCATCATAATAAAAGAAATAACCGCCTTGAACTATCATTGTACCGGTATCAATAGGACTCTCCGTTGAATCAAGATAGTCAGGATATAAAAATAGGCTCCAAACTGTTTTCGCTGCTGTGGTATCGGTACCGGTCTTTATAGCAACACTAGCCTGCACCAATCCATTAAAAAGACTTCTTGAGGTAGCGGTGCCCTGTCCCAGCGTTGGAATTGTATTTTGCCCGAATGATACTGAGCATGTAAGGAATAACAATATCGTTAAAAAATACCTCATACTATTTCGTTATAGTTTATTACGACGGTGTTGCCATCTACGAAACCACCGCCAGCTGTATTGTCAAAAGTTCCGGCTGAGCTGTCGTAGGAGCAGATGAAAGGGTCGCTATTGTCAATTTGGATAGTTTGATTCACAATAAGGCCTATCAAGTGCGGAATTGTTAGCGTCATACCGGTTGGATACTGAAGCGGGATCTGCATGCCATTGCACATGGTATATTTCTGTGACGGATCAGGTGTTTCAACAATTTCCAGTATCAGCTGACAAACTGCAGTCTGTGGAGCTTGTGAAGCGTAGCCCGGACCATCACCGCAACATCCACGACGTTCATTGCCGTATCCATATCCCCGGCCGTCAAACTGCCAAAGGTTGGGCCCGTTGGGACTTCTATCATCGTATAATCCTAAAATGATACCGCCTTTGCCCTCTTTATTTATCCCATCGTTCTTTTCTCTCGAGGGAAACAAATTATAAGAGCCCTGTTCACCAATCCATTTCTTCATGCGGGCGATGAGCGGGTACAAACGTTGCTGGCACATTGTATCGATCTTGTATTCGATATCTTTACGGTCTGCAGTAGCGCTTCCCTGTCCATCACTGCTTAATGTCTTGGGATTATTCTGCATCTGGCCTTGCGCTGTTGAACGTGTCCAGGATGGAATGATCGCGCATATGTCTACTGCCTCAGCAATTATTTTCCACAAAAACCGGTTCCAAAGGTTCTGATAATTGCCAGGGCACATTTCAATGGCATTTACCATCATTCCTATTTGAAGATCTCCAGAGCCGATAGGGTTTTTCCCTGCGGCAGCTAAAGAAGTATTGATGCTTGCTAGAAGAGCTGTCTGGTTACCCGAGTTAACAACGACGTTCTTTTTATTGATGAAATCCTCATAAAAAGCATCACTGATTGCCGGCACGATGTAACGCTCTTCAGCTACTTCAATACTGTTCATCAGATATCTTATATCTGCGTTTTCATCTACTACTGCCTTTGCTAAAACCTCGTCGATGGTGATGAGTACCGGACGGGTCAACCTGTTAATCCTGTACATCGTCGTTTGATTTTGGCGTATTAGATGGCGCTGGCGCTCCGCCGGTGCCGATAAATGCACTTCCTTTTTCCCCGCCGATTGGCTTTTGATCGATGATCTCACGACCTTCGTCAACGGTAAGAATATTATTTACATTGATGTCCCCTAGGAACGACACCGGCTGTATAGCCTTAAGGCCTATTTCCATCCCGCTCCAGCTCGTACCCATCCACTCGTCACATATCATCATCAACTGTTTCAAAAACTTGTCAATCATTGATTGCTGCTCGGGCATTATCACAGTATTGTTTGCTATATCAAACACCGAACGAATGTATGCGCTGTTACCCTGGCCAAGGCTTTTCTGTTCACTACCACCTATCAGCAGTTTATTCCATTGATTGGACATGAAGATCTTCTCTGCGTTATGCTTATCTCCTTCTATGAAGCTGCTATCTTGCTGTTTTGTGAATTCCTTTACTTCCACGCCATCAGCGAGACCGCTTTCACTGGAGAGAATCACCCAGCGGCCACGCTTACCATCACCAGAGTGCTGGTAGATAATATCTCGGCCTACCTTCTGAGCCTCTTCAGGTGTCATGGCACCTTTTACAACAATCACCCCACCAATGACAAGATTGTTATCGAAGTTGTCAATGTTATAACGGGTGTTTTTATACTCCAGAACTTGCTGTGCCAGGCTACCGATATTGGATGGCATGCCGTAATATTCGTACCCGGGCATTTTGTTCTTTAAATGGAAAATGGTATGTTCATTGCCATTATCATCTATAGCCCAAGTATTATCAAGGGAATTGGGAGACCAAATAGGAATTTCTTCAGTTTTATTGAGATTCAAACCCCACATGCCCAGTTTACGGAAATATTTAGAGATATAAACTGTATTGCAGATATCGTCATCATCCGGACAGGATAATCGGCAGTCCATATAGTCACGTAAGTAAACCCGAACCGTCTTTTTACCGCCAACTTTCACCCGTACAACTTGTATATAACTATTGCCTGAGGTGAACTTGTGGCCGAAAGCGCCATGAATTATATCGTTGAGCGTATCCTGCTTCCTGTTGATGCATGCGGACCAGTCTGTAAACTGTTTATCTTCTTTATTATCCTTAAAGAAAACACCTTTACCCAGGCAATACCGGGCTTTACTTGATACACATGAATTGGTAGTAGGAGAAAGTAAGCTGGCTTCTGTGAGTAATTGGGAGAAATTGTCTGCAGGGTTTAAAAACGGAACGTAGCGCTTACCTTTTAAAGAAACAAAAATATTAGAGTTGAACTCGATGGGAATCGGGTTCTTTGGATCTAAGGTAATAGAATTGTTAATGGCTCCTGTGGTAGCCTTAGCTTTAGGTGCATCGCCTTCTTGAGGCTTTTTTTTGCTATTGGGTTGTGCCATTTCATTATTGCTCTTCTACGTTTTGATTAGTCTCTTCAGCCAATATCACAGGTTCAGATTTGCTTTCTACTTCAGACACAGGATGGTTTTGTAGAAACAATTCTTCCTTATAAGCCTTGATCTGGTCTGGAGTTGGAAGCTCTTCGAAAACTCGTGCAAGGTTCTTATCATACTGCGCCATTTCTGCAAGCAAATGAAGATCTTTCCTGTCCCCAAGGGGAAGTCCACTACCGTTAAAACCGACGATAGTGGACTTGAATTCTTCTTTTATATTAAGGTTTATCACCTCCATAATAGCTCATTAAACTGTTTCAACCAGTGCAAGTATCGCAGAGAGCCCACCGGTAAACTGGATAGCTTTACGATTGTAATCACCCTTTATTACAAGGTTCACGCCGTTCTCATCATCGAGGGCTTTGCCAGTTTCTTCTGACGAACCATCCATGAGCATTCTCCATACACCTGGTATCGGGTTAGCATTGATAACACCTTCTCCCACTATGGTAATAGTGCCGTTGAAATCTTCGATCACCAAACCAACAGAGGCGCATGTGCTCGTTGCTTGTATGTTGGCTATATACCCTGTAAGATCACTGCTTATCTGTGGTAGGAAACATGAAAACTCATGAGTCCATTTATTGGCCGAATTCTTCATTGAATGCGTAGCCTTATAGCTTGCCGACAGGTAATAAAAATTGATCGGATAAAAACCGGAGCCGCCGACCAACGTCGCACCGGTTGAAAGAGCCACAGCGGTATAAGGTGGCAACGGATCAGCAGCCGTAGCTGAAGCCTGTGTCCAGGTGAAATCCGCTGGATCGAATAACCACGCCCTGGAGACACCACCGGAATTGGCGTTACATGAGGCATTATGTTTGGCGAGTGTTATACTTAGCATAGTAGAAAGCTTTTATCTATTAAAAAATGGGTTATTCGCCGTAAGTAGGCAGGTTAGTCATACTTAATACCACGTGCTGAGGTGCGATGATCTCAGTACCTGCTACCAGGTCCATTCTTACTTTCCACTTGCGATCATAGTAGTCGTAGTAAACCTCAAATGCCTGATCCAACAGCGGACCACCGCCGTAGCTCTTATCTGTACCGAAACAGAAGTTCTTGCGGATTGTAAGCACACCTGCATGCGCTTCAGTTGGCGTACCGGAAATTTTATTCAGCTTACGCAGGATTGGGTTCCATGCGCGGTTAACGAATATTGGTATGCCTTCAAAACTTAACACAGGAACACCGTTCTGTATATAGTCTATGGCTTTTACTGTTTCAACACCAGCTGCTGTCAGGTAACGAGCATAGGCATGTGCCCATTTATAATCGATATAATATGCGAGGTCGAGATCTTCCATACCAAGCATTATATCGTTCTGAGCGTCAAACATCGCCTTCAGAGAATTGTAGGCCGTTGTAGGATCCATTTCACCTGATGGCAGAGCAGCCAGAGCTGTTGACTGTGTAGCCGGGATAGTGCCTAGGTTGATATAGTTCGCCATCTTTTTGAACACACCATCGTACTTATTCCAGCTCACAGGGCCTATGATAGGATCTGCGACATCATCATCCTGACGGTTAACATCACCGAAATAGGAGTTCGTCATGATATCTTTCCAGATGATCTTTTTGAACCTGTTTACGATGAATTCCAGGAACTCAGGCGCTGTGCTGCGGAAATCCCTGAAGTCACCGGCGTAGAATTCCTCAAAGCACTGAGAAGTAGCGCCGTACAGTTCTGCAACAGTCAAAAGACGGTTATCTGAGGTGCCTATCTGTGTCCAGTTTGTTTTACACGAGCGATCCTTACGCTGGAGGACAGAAGTATTGGTGAATACATCTATCATACGCTGACCGCGCGCGAGGCTGACCTCGGGGAATATTGTGAAGTCCTCAAACATGCCGGTGTATGCCCCGTTGTAGTCGGGTGTCAGATCGGCAAATGCCGGTTGCATAATGAGCTTGTAGAATGCGCCCGGGTTAAGTACTAAATTCTCCATTTTTACCATTGCTGTGTATTTAAAGAGTTGTAAATGATTTTTAGGTGATTATCCGTTTTGCTGGTTTACGTAATACAAATTGCCAGTGGCAGGCGATGTAGAGCCTACGCTGTAAGCGCTCAGGTCACCGAGTAAGCCGTTTGTTGATACGACCGTAGTAGTGATTGTATAACCTTCAATTGGATTCAGGCTTGATGTATCAAATGTGATAGCGCCGCCGGAGCCAGTAGTTGTAATAGCCTGGTAAAGCTGACCGCCTTGCGAGTCAGTAATATGCACATGCACCAAGCGCAAGCCATCCCCGCCAGGATATGTCGTATTGTCTGTTACGACAATCGTCTTAGCGGAAGGATTGTAAACATATCCTACTGATGGGGTGAAACCACTTGCTGATGTTATTGCGAAGAGGTTTAAAAAGCCCGTATTTTTTATCGCATTCATGATTTTGCGTTTTTATTTTGAGTAAAAAATATTAGTCTTGGTGAATGTTCCAGGTGATGCCTTCTGTGTCTGCGATGTCTTCCTTATCAGCTTCATTTTTACCGGCGCCGTTTTTAGTTTTGCGTATACTAGACGTACCAAGCTTGTCAGCAACATCGTTTTTCAACTTCTCCAGATCTGTTTTATTAACCAGATCCTTTGTCGAATTAGTAATAGCTTCTGTGATATTGGTGGGAACGGTCTTCATCGCTTCCTTAACCGCATTGTTTACTGCAGTTGTGAAAGCATCTCCTTTGAGGCCTTCTGCAATACCGTTGGTAATGCCCGTAGTGATCTCACTTTCCAATTCCTCAATCGAGGTATTGATGCCATTTGTGAGGGCGGTTTCAAAATCAGCAAGGTTTATGGTCCCTACTTTGTCGTCCTTTATAAGGCCTGCGTTCTTTAACGCTTCTTTTACGGAGTTGGCAACTGTTTCGCCAATTTTTTTCAGCTTCATATCTGATTTATTTTTAGGAGACTTGATTGAATTGTTGATTGTGTTGAGGATGGCTTTATTTTGAAAAAACCATTTATCGGCACGAATAGCATTCTTAATAGCGTTATCCGGCCCGCCGATACAGTCCTCGGGAATGATACCGAGCTTAGCCATATCGGAAGGCTGCCACCAAGTTTCGGCGTTCATCCATGTTGAAATTGTTTCCTTAGGCTTACTAAAACAGTTCGCGTATAGGTCACGTGCAGCATTATTGAACTTGCGAATAGAGTTGGCATAAGACTCAATCTCCTCAACTGATCCATAAACACCACCCGATGCATTATGGATCATTACAAAACAGTTTTCGCTGAGATGCATATTTTCCGGCTTGCCGGCACGCAAAGGAGAAATAAGCGGATAAGTAGCAGCACTGGCAACGATTCCCGTCCCGTATGTATGCCAGTTTTTACCATTGGATATTCCATCGGTAATGAAATCATGCATGGCAAACGCATCTGCCATCATACCACCGCCTGCGTTAATGTAAATGTTAATGCGTTTAGCATCGGTAGAATTCATTGACTCACGAAGCGACTTGAAAGAAACGCTGGTATCATCGCCGAACCAATCCCTGTAAATCTCCTGTGTTGCGGCATCTACAATATCACCCTCTATGAAAACATCGAGAACGTCATCATTGGACTGGTTCTTAATTGAGGAAATATTAAACACTGGCAGCTTCATGCACCAAATGTCTAATCATTTTGATTTATAACGAATCAATTTGATTTAAAGTGTTAGGGGGCTATTTAACACTTTCACATTCACACTTTTTTGCTCTGTCGAATACAGACTCACGTTTTATATCCAAAACAGTAGCTATTTGGGCATAGCTTTTGCCGTTGGCTCTTTCTATGCAAACGTAGGCCTGTACCTTATCCACGCGGGCTATTTTGCAGAATTTTTCGAAGTCCACAAGCGCGATGTCTATCAGCTTTTTATCCAGTTCCTTTAACTTGTCTTTAGATATTGCCATTAAAGTTTATTTATCTGTACTCGTTTTTTGTACGCGTCTTGGGCTTTCGATACTTCCCTGTGATCTAGCGAAACTTTCATTCTATCAATTCTATCATTCGTAGCCTGCACATGTTTCATAAGTACGTCATGATTTGCTGCCAGCCTTTCCAAAAGTGCCGTATTGTTACCGTTCGAGCTGGCCTGATGAGTGTAGTAATCAGAAACAAAAGACGGAGGAGTAATATTTCCTCCGAGAGATCCACCATATTCGAACTTGTACATTTTAGCACCTGGTGCGAAGTTGTAACCGCCGCCATGAGCATTAACAGCCGATGCAATTTGCTTGGGCGTACCGGTAACGGTCATATTGGTATTACTGCCGGCAGATTTTTTATTGATAATAGCAAGTTCACCGGCTTCTGCTTCAAACCTGCCCCCGGAGAAAAGAAACGGAGTTCCACCACGGCTGTGCGACTTGCCTCCGAATACACCACCATTTGATGGTACATCACCGCCCTGCCCATACTGTACCGACTGCATCATGGCTAACTTTGCAGCATATACCGCACTGATCCCCGCAATCTCTATAGCACCCGCAATTTCGAAGTCGTCAGCATTTGCAGCAACTATTTTCATAACAGCCGTAGCATAATCAATAGCCATTTGAGCCTCAGCCAACCGGCGCTGCTCCATCATCTTTTGACGATCCAAAGCCTGTTCCTGGATATACGCCTCCTTTTCTTCCGTCTGCATTTGCTGATTGCTCTGGACTTGCGAATCCATTAATTTTTTCGTCCACTCCAGCTGTGTCTGCGCATGCTTTTCATTTATAGCATCCTGTTGGGCAAGCATCTGAACATAAGCGGTGCCGATTTCATTGAAGGCTGTAATAGACTCATCCTTCATTGTATTGAGGAATATTTTATTATCAGCCTCATTATCCTGCGATTGCTTGTGTGCGTCAGTCTGCAACTGTGTTTGAAGTTCGGTTGCTCGTTTCCGTAACTCCTGAAGTTTTTCAATGTGTTGATTCTCCAGCTGCTCCATGGCCGAGTTATGCTTGGCCTGCGCTGACTCTTCTTTAATCATTAACTCAAGTGCCGCCTGCTGCTTCTGATTTTCGTCTATATTGGCCCTGTCCTTAGAAACACTTTCCTGGTCACCTATTTTCAGTACGTGCTTATCCTTAAGTTTGTCGCTCTCTTTACTTCCATATATTCTACCCCGGGCCGCATTCGCTTTTGCTTCAATCTCATTTATCACCCGAGAAGCATCGTTACTTATTTCCTGTAACATCTTATTGACACCGGAACTTGTAATGCTTGCAATATCCCTATTGATTGTTGTGTTAGCCTGCTGCATCTTTAGACCCAGTGAAGACAAAACAACATCCAACTGCTTCGTCAGTGCATCTTTATTTAGCAGTAGATTGTTTTCTTCCGATCGTAAATTGCCGCCTTTATCAAAAAATGAGTGATCGTAGTTTCCGCCAGCCTTTTTGTTACTTACTGCTGTTTCAATCTCACTTATTTTGTTGAGCTTGCTTTGAACATCATTTATTTCCGCCTGAGACTGAAGCTGTATTAAATGCTTCATATCCTGGGCATAGATAGAGTATGCGGATAAACGCTGCTGCAGAGTCCGGGAACTGTTTTCAAATACTTCCCTTTGCTCATTCATTTCATAGGTGAGGCGGTTCTCAAGCAGTTTGAATATTTCATCGTTCAGCTTTTTCTCTGCATCTAGTTCAGCTTTTGTATAGTCGTGCTCTTTAGATCCTGGCTTCTTTCCCGGAGCAACTACCAACCCCGCTGCTTTGGATGCGAAGTCTTTAGCCATGTTCAGATAGTTATTCATCTGCTGCTTAACGGCTTCCATCTGTTCTTTGATCTTGGCAATATGCTCATCACCCTGCCTGATCATTTGCATTGATGCCGGTGTAGCTGGTGATAATGGATCGCCAGCAAGTGCAGTACGCCTGCTTTCAACAGAAAGAAGATCTTCCTGCATTTTCAGATATTGCTTGGCGTATTCCTGTATTTTTTGCTCTGCAGCTTCCATCAATGCTTTATTCATAAGCGCCTGGTTCAGTCGCTCCATTTCTGTGGCCACGTTACCGGTAAGTAATGCCTCCTGTGAAAGGTTACCCAAATAATCAGGATAAGTTTGCTGTAGTTCATTAACCGCACGGATCCTAATGTTCATTGCTTCTTTTGAATCCTGAGCAATTGATAATAAAACTTGCGCATGTGCATTTTCCTTCACTGCAGATGAACCCATTTCAACATCAAGTTCCCTGATCTTGTTTGCCAGCTCTTCAGCTGCTTTTGCATCTTTGGTCCATGCCTCCCATATTTTCTGACCGACCTCTATTGCTGCCTGGAATATTATCAGGTTAGCGATCATCCTTAACCCCATACGCTCCACTATGGAACTAAACTTATCTCCTACGGTTGTAGCACCCTTAATAGCAATATTGGTTTCCTGGAGTACTGCTGTCAATCTTTGTGCTTCAAGCTGCATCTCCCTGAATTCGGCGCTATCTTGTTTACCGGCCTCAACCAATCCCTGCATATTAACTTTGAGCTGGGAAAGCTGTGATGACGTTGTAGTTGTGTTAACGAAAGATGATCCGCCACCTGTACTGCTCGCCGCTTTTATTGCTTCCGCAAGCCTCAGCGCTTCAGCTTCCATCGCTTTAAACTCTTCAGTTTGAGCGCCACCTGCAGCTGTGACCTCCTCCATTTTGACTTTCAACTTATCATATTCCTCAGACAGTTTCGGATAATTACCGATATTCAATACACGGGCAAGATTGGAATCGGCATTTTCTAAAACGAATGCATGTAGCGCGTCCTTTTCAGCTATGATGGCATCCCGGCGCCTTATGTTTGCTGCAATTTCTTCATCGCTGATAGTTACGCCTTCCTTTCTAACTACGACCAGATCTTCCTGCTCACGATTCAGCAAAGCAATTTCAGCACGTGCACCGCGAACACTACCAGCCATTGCATCATTGGCCACCGCTTCAGCCTTTAGCATTTGTGTGCGTCTCTGGAGCTGAGCCCGGTTCATTGCTAATTCCGCGTTTTCCTCTTCCAACAATCCGGGATTATAAACTTTGTTCAAAGCTGTCATTGCAGCCGATACTTCCGTGATCTGTGTTTTTGTTTGTTGAAGCTCTGTAGTTAACCTGGCACTCTCTGCCGTGTATGTCTGTTCACTGATGGCGTTTTCCCGGTATTCATCCCCAAGTATTTTCAATGATTGGCTCGTAGCAGTAGATAACTGTTTCAACGCAGATAAACGTTCACCCAACTGTGCAAGTGAGCGATTATAGTCTATAATGGTTCTGCCATTTACATCGATAGCTGCTGTAAGCTTTGAAAATCCAACGATATTATCCATGGCAGCCATATTGGTTTTTCCCATAGCTGCCGTGAGTGCCGTTGTCATTTGTTGGCCAACCTGCCCCAGCTTACCCATTTCACCGGTGAGCGTTTTCATTCCGACGATCAACTCCTTATTGCTGGCAATCAATTTATCAAAAGCCGAGCTGTCGATATTGTTGGTAATATTGATAGTTCCGAGTGAGGCTTTGTTCTTAGCCATTTCCTTGAACATCGCATTTATGCGATCCAGTTGGTTATAAGTTTCCTGTCCACCAACGGTTTTAAGTTCATATATCTTGGTAATCTGATTGTCTGGCATAAAATAATTTTTAGATTTCCGGCATGTCGGTCATGAATAATAGTAACTGTGCATACTTCAAATCGTACTGCGCCAATATCGTTGGTGAAGTAAGTATACTGCTCGATGATGGGAAGCTGTTATCAACATCGGCTTGCGTCGGGTTGGTCACCTTCCAGAAAGTACACTCACAACTGTCATCAGTTAACGGTTTGTAATTGTCAATGTTGATTAGGTTGTAAACGTCTCCGTTGATGATAATGGCGTTCCTGTGTTCCCAGTTTATGACATCCCCGAGTTGCAGGCGCATCCATGGTTTATACATCTTACCGTTTCTCATCGTGGCGAGACGTTTCAAAAAGAATGATTTCATAAGGCCTGCCTGCACTGACCCTTGTATGTTTTGATCACAGTAGCTCAGCACTGGTGCCAGCTGCCCTGGAACGGTGTTCACCCATCCGGTGTAGTCCACTGCAAACATATATGGCAACTGAAACGATAGTGAACTTATACTGCTCAAAGGTTGGGTGCCTGCAGCATCTGTAATCACGTCCCATGGATCATTGTAAGTAGGAATGCCTACTCCCGCGGCATCCAATCCCCTGCCCGCTGGATCGCCCTGCCAGTCCCAACCACCTACGGCCATCTGGTTTTGCTGCCCTGAATAGAAGGCGAGCTTAGGTGTGAAAGTCTGTGTTATGGAATTCGCTGATGTATCGCTGACGTTTTCCGGTATAATGCATATCAGTTGAGGAGCCGGATAACCCAGTCCTCCAATATTGAGCCATTTTGTATGGTTATAATGCATCGTAGCAGAAAAGAAACGATTCATCATTGACCGCGCTCCTTTTTGGAACCTTTGCGGGAAAATATATCTACTCGCACCAGGTACAGCAGCAATAATACCGTTATCATTGTTGATATTGTTTAGGTTATTGGATGGCGTAGCCCATTTGTTATTCAGATAAACACTTTTGTATCGAGCGGAAAAAATATTCTGTCCTCCATCTGCGCTATCGGTCTGAAAGCTGAAATCAAACTGCATTTCCACACCCGCGAAAAGTTGCATAATATTCTCCTTAGAGATATCCTGTTTTGAAGACCAATCCAATCTCTGAGGCACAAAATACCCCGGCATCTGAGTGCCGTCAGGTAATACATAGTCATGAGTGGGCTCAATTGTAACTACCTGGCTGATGGGGTCCGTCTGTATTGACAGATTGAATGTATCTATCAGGCCGCGTAAGAAGTCAAGGAAATTGTAAGAACGAAATTTATCGTAAAACTGAAAATTCACATTGCCTCCAATCTCCACCTGCAGGCCAGTAAGCTGCAAAAAAGAATATGCCGGCTGCCAGATATTATCTGCAATGTTGGCGTCAATGTTACCCCACTGCTGAGTAACAGGATTATATTGCCATGTGCTGGCGGAAGTAGCGGACGGATTAACATTGTAATATCCGGACTGGAATACCAGGAAATTAGGATAAGATACCACAGAGCCGCTATTTGCCGCAAGGCAACGTAAACGGAATTTCAACGTGTCACCTTTACTAATATTCGATACGTAGAAATTATAAACAGTAGGTGTAGTAGGATAACCTGTCGAATCAGGATAGCGAACAGCGCCGACTAGGTTGCCACCGGTGGGCATGATGGAATTGTTTGTAACAACGGTAGGTGATCCATCAGCGAATATGTGCGTGACCTCAATGGCCATACAACAATTGTTATTAACGAAACTCTGTATAACTAATAAAAGCTGCAATTGAAATGCAGCTGTTATATTGTTACCGAAGAATGCCGCAATCTCTGCTGGCGGGTTATACACCCACTGCATTGTGCCAGTACTGTCATCAAAAGAATATAGTCCATAAGTATCAAAACCATTTGGTGGCTGTGTATTATTCATCCTAAAATGGTTATTTACTACCAGGTTCCCAGTATAAACATACTTGCCGCCGGTGGTTGCGGGCGTATGCAGTGAGCCCGTAAGCCCGTCGGTAGCCAATCCCTTGCATATCCATGAGCTGCCGTGTGCTGATGGCGTCAGTGAACCCGAGCCAGATCCGGAATAGAAAAGAACACCTCCCCATCCTGTAAGCCCGGGAGGTTCGTTTTGAGTCATGTCTTGGATGTCGCCGCAGGCCTTAAAATTGATGCCGTTAGTGATTTCGGAGTTGATGTCATAGAAATCCCCAAACGTCCA